TGTGCATCACTAAACTCCTTTGGTTCTGGTTTATTGGCGGCAATATATTCTGGTTTGTATCTACTGCCGTCTGGAATTAAATTTGGATTGTTTTCCCAATAAGACGCTGCCTCGGCGCCAATCAACCCGTTAACAGGGCACGGGGTCCCCGCATCCATCATACTCGTCCAGACACGAGGATCCTGACACAAGAGGGCCACCGCCGAGACTTTCATGCCAAAAGCGTACTGGCTGCGAGATAGCTTAAGAAGCTGACACAGCTCATCGTCGATTAGAACGCCTGTAGCAATACCTAAAACATTATTTTGAACCGCTCCTCCCACACCAACTTTACAAATATCACTATTTGAATTGGGCAGAACGGGTGCATTTGCTGTTGGGGGTGTATTGTTTACTACCGTACTCGACACGGTATTGGTCTCAGCAAAAGAGTTTGAAATTGATAGGTACATAAATACCAAAGATAAGAATGCACAGAAAAGATAAAAATACCCTTTTAACATTCTAACACCTCCAACGTTTACGTGCTTGTCTTAATCTTGAGTTTGGGTCTTTCGCTGCTTTAGGAAACTTTTTCATTTGACCAGCAGATCTAGCACAGAAAGATTTTCTTCTCTTTGCTGCTGCACTTCCTTTTTTAACCTTGCCTGTTACTGCTGTTTTTAATTTAGAGCCAGGGTTTTCTCGTCTGTAACGAGCAACCCCAGCTTTTGTCATTCCCGCCCCAGACTTAGTGGAGCGGAAATATTTTTTTGTTTTTGGTGGTTGTTTATCTGCCATTATGCGGTGAAGAACACTGTAATACTAGCTGTGCTAGTTAAAGTACAGTGTATTCCATTTTCAAACCTCATACCAAAATCACGAAGATCAATATTTACCTTAGTGTTGGTAGTATTGGGTGTGTTTAAAGTGACTAAAATAGGACCTGAAGCATCAGAACTATTTCTTAACTCAATAGTTCCTGGATTACTATCTGGTGTTGCATAGATATACATCAATCTAGCAGGAGCAGTTGTTATTGTCCCTGTAGCGTTAAGATGTTTTGCTTGATAATTTAACATAATATATCACCCTGCAAAGAACACAGTAACCCCCGCAACGTTAGTAAGTGTTACGTGAATACCATTCTTGAACCTCATACCTTCGTCAGATAGAGGAACTTCGATCAGTGTTCTATTTGATCCAACACTATCTAGTTGTACTTTAATATCACCTGAACCGTCTGTGCTATCTCTTAAAATAAGAGATCCTGCGGTTCCTGTAGGAACACCATAAATAAATACCAATCTAGCAGGTCCTGTATGAAGTAAGCCTGTGCTTGTTCTTTGAGCTGCTTTAGTATTAATCATGAGTTACTCCTATGTTAATTTAGGTAAGCCTTCACCCTGTTGACCTTGATCTTTTACATAGTAGTAAATGATACCTGAGATTGTTCCACCTGTTGCTGCAGAGTCGCCTTGACCACCGACAATTTTTATTCTTTCAGTTGCTGGAAGATCAAGATTACCGAGAGATGCTCCTGAAGTTGCATCACCACCCCAAATGGTTGTGATATCAGTTGTATCTGCGTCTGCATTATCAAGCAAACCATCAGTATCTACAAAGTTAGTGCCACCATCAAAATCAGTGTAGCCCATATCAATAGTTGGGTTTGTACCACCTGTTGCATCTGGATTAAAAGTAATACCTGTTACGATAGCGTTCTTTGGAAGAACGACTTTTCTTGTATCAGTTGCAGATACTTGAGCGTCAGTTCCTGCTGCTGCAGTTGGTAAAAAATAAAACTGTGCTGCCATTTGCATGGATCCAGCATAAGTTTCTCTTTTGTTGTCACCACCGTTTGATCTTACGACTCCGGTGAATGTTGTTCTACTTGCCATGTCTTACTCCTTTTGTAAGTCCTCCGAAGAGGTCATGTTGTTAATAAAAGTATACTTTAAAATAAAAAAAGGGCGGATACAACCGCCCTTTTAAGTTTAATATTTTAGTAAAGATTATGCACCAGATGTACCAAATACACAGCGTGGGTCAGAGAATCCAAATGAATATCTCTCTCTAGCTTTGTATCTGACGTTTCCTGTATCAAAATCACCTTCCATGGAAGTTCTGATTGGTGAACGATTAAAGTATTTGAAACCGTTCGGTACATCAGTTTTGATATAGAAAGCATTGGTATCAGTTAAAAAGTGATTAACTGTATATCCTTCAGGAATCATACCCATGTTTCTGATAGCATTCACATCGTTGTCTGCTGTTCCTGGTCTTAAAGCAGAATTCATTAGTCTGTCAGCAGTAAACTGTAATTCTTTTGGAATAATTAGTTTTCTACCTTGAGCAGCAATCTTTAAACCTCTCTCGTCTACGAATGCAGCGATGTCGATTAATGATTGCTCTAATGATGTTTCGTTAAGATCAGCGTCTACTGCAAGTCTGTTGGAAAAAGTTCCACCGATTGCAAGTGGGTGTTGAGTGTTCACAAGTGATACACCATCACCACCTGGGTTTGAACCCGCAGCACCACCAGCTGCAAAAGCGTCGTTAAGAATAGCGGCAGCTTTTACTTGCTTTGTGTTTGCCATAGATCTTGCAAGAGCTCTTGTGTATCTAGCAGCGAGTCTATCGTAGAGATTATCTTCGATAGCTTCCTCTGTGATTGCAAATGCTAATGCAATTGTGTCGTGTGTGTAACGAGCAGTGTATGCTTCGGTTGCTGTATCAAATGATACACCAGCACCTTCTGATTTTGTTGGTGCGGAACCGAATCCTGATAACATTACCTCTTCTTCGAAAGCACGATCTGAACTCTCTTCATCATAGATTTCAGCATGTTCATTTTCGTATCTTCCATACTCCAAGCCGAACAGGGCGTTCAAACCTGGCTCTAACTCTTTAACGAGTTGACTTCTAGAAATAGCCATAGTTTAACCTCCTATATGCCTGTTGTATCTCTGTATTGATGCTTATTGATTCTAACTAATATATTTGCGTTAGCAGCAGTAAAGTCATCGTTGTCAGGATCAGTTGATAATCCGACTACAGCGAAGTTTGATGCACTTGAAGTTGCAAATGATCCACCGTCAATCACAACATCAGAAATACCTGATTTGGTAGATCCTGCTGTGTAAGTAGCGATGTTACATGTTGAACCAACTTGTGCTTGTCCGGCATTTGTGTCATCACATTTGACTTCAAATACCACGTCTGGATCTGTGATTACGTTTGCAACAATATCGTCTGCTACAATCGCACCTGGATAGTGATTTGAGAAAGTTGGTTTTTGTGAAGTTGGATCTGTGTAGAAACAACCGTTGAAAATACCAACTAGCTCAGCACCTTTAGTAGATCCTCTTGAGATTGATCCGTTTGCATTTAATACAACTGGATCACCCATAAAGATGGAGTTCGTCTCATTGCTAGCGATGACCATTTCCTGTTGGCCTTGTCCGTTATAAGCGGATCCTAGCATTGATGCAGGACGAAATCCAAAGTTACCTGCTTGGTTTGCCATTGTTTTACTCCTTAAAAGTAAAGTTAATAAATAGTAACTAACAATGGCCTGTAAAAAACTTATTCAGTCTTTTGTGAGCCACCGAAAGTCACCCTGCTTTGCCTCTCAGGTTTACTGATTGGCATACTGGGGTGAGCATCCTTCATTAGATCATTGTCAACAGCTTTTATCTGATCTTCAGTAAGACCTTGATAATAAGCATTACGTTGAGCAATAAGCTCTTCTGGAATGCGAGCCAGCAATAAGCCACCTACTCCAATAACTCCTGCGTTTTTTCCGTCTTCTATAGTTGGTAATTGCCAGTCAGGGTATTCATCCGCTCTTACTAATTCATAACCTTCACGTAGACGGTTAATCACGTTCTTAGTGTCTTCATAGCCCCTTACTTCTGCTCTTATCCAACGATGGATATATCCATCAGGCGCAGGTGGTGCATCGAGTGATGACGGTCTCTGCCAAACACGTTTACGTTGAGTTTTTACCCGCGTGTCTGCAGATCTTGAGGTTTTAGTTGTCATGCTTGACCTCCTTGTTTAACGTACTTTGCGTACTCTGTTAGTGGCACACCTAGTTTTTTAGCAATAGCGACTTGTGAGGGTGTGAGTCTTACAGTCTTGCTGCGTGCAGTTTTAGAGGATGAACGACTTGCGCTGGCAACAGCTTGCACGGGTCTGTCTTCAGCAGAATTATCATTCACCTCAGCCTCATTACGACTGAATTTATGAGGAAACTCGTTTCGCATGCGTTTATCAATTTCACTATAGTATTCTTCTGACTTTGGGTCAAATCCTTCTTGACTCACCAATTTCTTATGAATGGATATAGCAGTGTATGTCATAGCTTCATCAGCACCAAACCAAGAGTTGTCTTCTGCCCATTTCTCAGCTCGTGGATCTGGTTTTGCAGGAGGAGTTGCTTCTTTATTAGGAGTCTTTACTTCTGTTCCTGTATCATCTCCCTCTTTGCTTTGTCTGGCTTCACTAGCTCTTAAACGCTCTGAATCAATAGTTAATCTAGTAAGTTCTTCTTGAGCTTCAATCTGAGCTTTCGTATCTCCGTCAGCCACAGCTTTTTTGTATCTGTCTTGAAGAGCTGCTTTAGAAACTTCGATTCTATTTTTGAACTCTGATAAATAACCTGTATCTAAATCTTTATATTTTTTATCTAGATCAGAATATTGTTTTTTAAGACCATCAGCATATTCAATAGCTGCTTGTTCACGTCTCTCCGCTTCACGCATTTTAGCGGTTAGCTTATCGATACGTTTTTTTACACTATCGGAATATTCGTTTAGGTCGTCTTCGTTATTTGATTGTTCGTCAGCTTTAACCTCACGAACAGAATTATCCTGTTCTTTTACTTCTTGAACTTCAACGTCTTCTTGTTTTTGTTCTTCTTTTATATCTACATCAACAGGATTGCCTGATGTATCTATATCTACCATTTTTTGTTCCGGCATGGGACATGACCTCCATGTGTCTATTTATATGTTGCATGTAATATGTCTTCCGGATCATCAATCACAGCTAAGACCTCATCATCATTCAAAAGTCTTAACTCCCCACCATCTATTTTAATCCTGGAGCCTGCGTACTTAGCAAAAAGAACCCAATCTTTTTCCTGGCACCACGAACCTTCAGGAAACCTTTCTTTATCTTTATACGCATCTGGTCCAACTTTCAAGACTAATCCTACGTTAGTTGTCAGTTGTATTTCTTCTTGCGCTTTGTCTGTAAGGTGAACTCCACCTTTTGTTTTTCTGATGCCAGTATGTGGCATGATCAAAAGTCTCCAACCCGTTGGGTTAGGAAGCTTTTCCATATCAGAAATCTCTTTTGCTCTTTCTTCTTTTTTTGCCATATAATCAGGCAATATCAACTTACTCATGTTCTTCAAACCTCTTCATTGTTTCTTGCATTTCTGCTTTTGTTGATCTTAGTGCTTCCAGCTTACCTGTCAAATACTTATATTCACTCCAGTCTTTGCAACCAGCAGTAATTGTAGAAAGAAGGTCTTCCTCTCTCTCTTCTATTTGTTTTTTAAACAAACTAAATAATTGAAATACGTCCACTATTTGGTGAGCTTCTTACTTTTTTCCCATGAGCGGAGCCCGGACATTCCGAGTAAAGCTGTGACAAGCGGGAATAAAGTCGACAT